CATCTTTGAGGGATTTGTGAGTATAATATCATCTGGATGTCCCATCATTTTTCTTATAAAACTCTATTTTAAGTTGAGTAATGAGTAAATCAACTTTATCTTCAATACGAGTAAGTCGTTCCTCAATAGTATCTATAAGATACTCATCAATTGCTTCTTTTTTAACTGAATACGGGTCAATCGTTGCCATAGTTCCTTGTAGTGAATTGAGTAGTTGTTCGTCGTGCTCTAACTCTTTGGTCTCATTATTATAGCACGAAATGTAGGATTTACTCATTATCTAACACTTCATCAAGTTCTTGAATATTACTCTCAAATTTTATAAAGTTCAAGTTATACAACATCTCAAAAAGTTCAGTTTTCTCATCAATTAATTCATTACGATGATTATCACTAAAAACTAATTTGAGTTTTTCTTCTGGATGACTTAACTCTTGTTTAAGATATTCGTATCTTTTAGATAGTATGGTCTCACACCTTTCAATCGTTTCTATGAGTTTCATTTCTGGTTCACCTCCAATACAATTCGTTTGTCTTCTGGAATAAGATTGAAAATCTCTTCAAGTGTTCCAGTTCTCTGTTTTCATTATAGCAGGAAATAAAATCACTCATTCCTCGTCCTCCATCTCAATATCCACATCATAATATGGTTCTGGTTGTCCTGCTAACCTATAGCACCAATTACAAAACTCCATCGTTTCTATCATATCAACCTTCCAATTACAACACTCCACAGCACTATGAAGTGTGGAAAGAAACTCTGGTGTTATAAGTTCTTTGAGTTCTTGTTTTTTCATAGTGCCTTCAGTTCCTCACACAATTCTAACACATCAGCACACATAATCACACCAGGGCTTTGTTGGAGTTGGTTGATTACCTCACGAATAGCAGCAACAACTCCATCTTTTGGAAAGTTGTAAGTATCCTCTGCTTCGTATGCTCTCATAATCTTTTGTGCTCGTTCAGTCATAGTGCCTCCAAATACTCTGCCAGTTCTTCAGGTGTCACCAATCAATATCAATCATATATTCACCTTCTTCAAGCAATCCTCGTTTGTATAAGTCCCAAACAATTGTGTTTACATCTGGATAAAAATTCCTTTCCCAGAACAACTCATTCTCCCAATTAGATTCAAAGTGTGAAGCAGTATCGTCTAAATTTGTATTCAACCAAGTTTCAAAACTCACACCCTTTTTTTGACCATTAACTTCAAATGGGATTGTAGTTGCCTCAATATCAAACTCTTCCACATCATATTGATTTGGAACAGTAAAGTAAGCAGTTCCTCTTGATTTCCATCCATCTTGCTGTTGAAACCTGTAATGCTTTCCATAGGTGAGGATTACAAAGTCATCCCAATCACTCAGACTTACTATCTTTACAGTTTTAGTTTCTAGTTTTTCGGTCATCAGTCCTCTGTGTGTACGAAAGTATTATAGGGCATCCACAGGGTCTGTGGTGAGGTCAGTGGACAGTTTGGGAAGTGTCCTTATGATATTTTTACTCTTTTGGAGGTGTCTATACCTCTTGCTTTTTGATATTTTGATAAACTTCCAGGATTTGAAATGAAACCAGTTTCAGTACATTTCCATCTTTGAGAATTAGTTATTTTTGCTCCTTTTTTTCCTACTTCACTTAATTCATCAGCAGTCATAGCAAATACTCCTAAACCAAGTTCTTTTGTTCTTTTACTATTTTTACTCCTTTGTTCAAATGTCATTCCATATATACCAGTTCCATTTTTTTCGTTAGTTTCACTTGATTTTTTACCAATTTCTCTTCGTTCTTCTGTTGTGAGTGCGTGAATACCTAATCCAAGTTCTTTTGCTTTTTTACCACCAATACTACATATCCATTTTCCACTTTTAATCATTTCTTCACTTTTTTTCCTTCTCCATTCTTCACTTCTTACAACACCAGAAGGTCCTTCACCACCATCACTTTTATCGCGAAGAATACCAGTTCCTAAATCTTTCCTACCAAAAACAGCAATCATATAAATTTCGTGTTTGAATGCTTCTTCTTCTGTTATGTTTTGTTTTAAGAAGATTATTCTTGATTTATCTTTGGGAACACTTATTCCCCTTTGATGATTTGCATATATACGATTTCCCTTTCCCTTACCAACATAGTAGGGTGTTCTATCTTCACGCAAATATGCGTAAGTATAATACTCTCTTGGAGTTTCCATTTCTATTCTATTTGGACGGCATTATTATTTATAATAGAAAAGGTGTCCCGAAGAACACCCAATCTTTGTCTGTAGAGATTGCCGTCCAAACAGACATTCTTATTTATAGCAAATCTAATTCATCACTCATCCTCTCCAAACCCATCAAAGTATTCAGTAAAAAAGTTAAAACTCAAACCAACCTTACCAACTTGAAAATCTACTCCAAAAAGAGAAGAAGAAGTAAGAAATGAGAGCATGATGTGTAATCCACCATTACTATGAACTAACCTACTGGGGTTCTCATAATTCACCCAAAGTAATGAACAATTGTTGATGATGCCAAACTGCCAGGTGTGGTCAGTATCCCCATCATCCCAAACTTTTTTATCATATTGAAAAAATTTCACTGTGGGTCTCCAATAAGTCCAGTAGGTCCAAAAGTATCAAATGTAGTGTCTTCCATCCACTTTCTCAAATCAACAATCTCATACCAATCATTACTATACTCATTTTTAGATAGTTCTTCCCATTTTTCTTTTGCTTCTTCTTCGGTAGCATAACAAGCAACCCAATCACCAGTATAAGCAGAAGGGTAGTAGTTGTCCCCAACAATCAAAAGATAAGGTTTCATTTCTCCACCTTTTGGCAAATACCAGTATCAGGAAGAACTCCAAGACTATGTGTGGCAAGTATAACTCCACCAAGCATTACAGTTGGAGCAATCAACAGAAACAATAGAATGCTAAGAGGCATAGCAAGGTAATCTTGAAAAAAGTATTTCATCACAGCAACTCCATTTTACATTTACCATTCACATCATAAACCACTTTGACTTGATAATCTACTGACATATCTGCTCTCCACATAGCATCTTTGAACTCTTCTGTTTCTTTCTCTGGGTATTTGGGAACAAGTTTGAAGTTCTCATCATACTCATTACAATTCACATCACCAAGATAATGAAGATTTAGATAACGACGGAGTTGTTGTCTTTGTTCGTGGTTAAGTTGAATTCTTACAAATGTGACGAATTCGTTTGATACTGGGAGTTCTTCGTTAGTCATAATAAGTGTTTGCGTGTCCGTAGTTCAAATAATACCAGAACAGTTTTCTCATTCTTTCTTCATTTGGATATCCGTCAAGATGGTTCCACATATGATTTCTCCAACTATACACACAATACTCAAAGAGATGAATAGAAGTCCAGATAGTCCATTTCTTCCAAGTGTCAGTCATTCTTCATCCTCCTCTTCATCACTCCCCCAGTCAATCTCAACGGTTTCAAACTGCTCTACATTAGTGTAAGGCATAGGATTTGCAGGTCCTCCCATCTCATAATGGATTTTATCAAACAATTCTCCAAGCACTAAACTCTCAAATCCTTCTTGGTCTGGATAATCCTCCCAGTCATCAAACATTTCAGTTGTGGGAGCAACTGTGAGAGTTCGGGTGTAAGTAACTGTGATTGCTTTGAGTTGGATTTTAGTCATCGGTTTGATGTGTATGAGATTATTGAAAACGGGAAGCAAACTTAATTGCGTCTTGTTGTTTCTTGTATTTTTTGAATACTTTGGTTACCCAGTAAGCATCACCTCGCAAAGTGTTTTCTTTGAACTCATCAACCTGAACAATAAAAGTTCCATTTGAACCATCTCTAATTTGAACTTTAATGTCACCAATTTTTGGTCGTTCCATCGGTTTGGTTGCTTATGAAGTCATTATACGGCAAAAAGGGCACCTGTGGAGATGCCCTGTGCCAGTTCTTCAAGTGTCCTTTACTACTTCACACATAGCAAAAATCCTAGTCATAGAAATAAATCCAGGTTTTGTGTATTTGTCTTTATAATCTGCTGCGAATACCTTTGCTTCTTCTCTTGTATCAAAAGGACCAAGATATCTGTGATATCCTTCAATACCTTCGTATTTTGTGTAGAGTGCCACAAAGAACTTATGAGAATGTTCTGGATATGTGTCGTTTTCAGCAATCCAGTCGTAGTATGCGTCCTTATTCATTTCAGTTTTCATTGTGTTGTCTCAGTGGTAGTTACTGGTGGAGGTGGTGGCAGTACGGCAGGTTGTGGTGGTGTTTGGACGATAGGTGCTGGGAGTTTTACTGGTTCAGGAGCAACTTGTGGTTCTTGTACTTCTTCAAGTTTCTTTTCCAGTTCCATAACCTTTTGGTCCAATGGAGTCAAAGGAACTTCTTTTTGAGAGTCTGCCAGTTTCCAACCAGTAGCACCAGCAGCAAAGATACTTGCAAGAGCAGCAAATACAGAAACAGTTTTAGAGAAACTCATTTTGGATCAGCAAGTTTGTAAGGGAACCCTTCGTCCGACAACTCATCATACAGCAGTCGGGCAAAGATAATGTGGGGTCTTATGCCACTTTCAATTGCGGATGAAGTGGCAACAGTCCACATAATATCCAGTTCTCTTTTATCAGGTAGTGGTTTCATCTTCCTCTTCAACATCAAGGTCTTTCAGATAATCAAAGTTCCAGGTGCGTTCACATACACCAGCATCAATCCCAAACTTATACGCCCAGAACATAAAATTCAAAAGACTACCATTTCCTGATTTGATTTGGATATAAGGCCAAGAAGCATAATCATTCCAAGAAACTGATGCTTGAAGAAGTGCCCATCGTTTGGTATGAAGAACTTGAACATACCACTCGTGCCCATAATCCTCACGATGTTTGAATGAAATCAGTTTCATTGTTTCAGTTCCTCGGCAAGTTGGAGTAGGTCATTTTTATCTAATACAATAAGGTCATTTTGTGCTGTATAAGACCTTACATATTCCGCAGCAATAGAAAGAATAGCAGCAACTAGTTTCTCTTCAGTATCAGCACCTTGATTGTTTCGTTGCTCCCACACAGCACTCATAAACTCTTTTGCCCTATCGCTCATTGACCTTCTTCCAGATTCGTCAGTTCCTCTTCATTCAGTACAGTTCCCATTGGACCTTTCCGCAGTCGTGCAATCTCTTCATCACGCACTTTCCATTCCTTGAACTTCTCTTCAAGGTCTTCATCCATTGTCAGTTCATACTCCTTACAGATCTTGCGTTGTTCTTCTTCACTAGTCCAGTCATTAAACACCAAAGACATCGCACCACTGCGAATACTTGCAGGGTTCATACCAACACAAAGCATAAACTTCTCAAACAGTTTGAAATACTGCTTTGCGTTCAAGTCAGCAGCAGGTGCAGTAATCAAATAGTGCTCTTCAGGAATAAAGTCATCGTCAGAGAATGAAGAACTATAACTGGGAGTCCAGGTTGCGTCGAATTTGAATTGGACAGTCGCTTCGTACATTGTCAGAGGTTTGAATCAATGAGTTCAGTATAGTGGAATTTATGTGGTGTGTCAATTTGTAGTGTGCCAGTTTTACCAGTGTCTTATTCTACCCAAAATCCACCCATCGCCAGGACACTCCTTACAAATTGACCGAAAAATCAAGAGATAGTGGACAGTTTAAAATGTGTACTCTCTCCATTCAAGAATAGATGTATTTTTCAAGACAAACTGCATTTTATTATGAGGTGCTCTTGGTTTCCTTGCAAGTTTCATTCCAGTTTGCTCTAAAAGAGTATGTCCCTTCTTAGTGTTACAAGAACTACATGCAACTACAAGATTTTCCCAACTATCATCACCACCACGACACCTTGGCACTACGTGATCAATCGTGAGTTTTTTTGTTGCTCCACAATATTGACAAATATGACCATCTCTTTTATAAATCATCGCTCTTGATGGTTTTTGTGCGATAATCTTGGATAAAGGAACCTTTACATAATCCAAAAGACGAATCACTCGATTGGATAAAACTTGTGCTTTTTCTTTAAGCAATAGCACTATTGCTCTTTTCCAACTAGTGATATTTAAAGGTTCAAATGAAGAATTTAATACTAAAACCGTAGTATTTGGTTGTATCGTGATTATACTCATACCTTTTAAGAGGCTTACATTATCTAGTCAGGTCTTTCATCATTATGAAAGAAATCAACAATATCATCAACACTATCAAATCTCGTGCGATGTTCTGTTGGATCTGGATGTCCCAAATCAAGGGCATTTAGAAAACCATCCAGACTATCTTCGGTCATTTCAGGATTTGCTGCTCTTCTTCTTGCTTGTCTCAAAAGTGTAGCAGCACTTCTGTTTGCTGCTGCTAGTTTTTCCACCCAGATCATTTCACTTAACTCTACACTTTCACCTTTTACAATCTTCTCACAGATTGATTCTACACGAAGGCGATATTGAGTTGATAACATAAATGTATTACCAGATATAGTGTTATTTAGAACTTAAAGTCATCCTCATAATATGCAGAAACTACTTTATCACCCCAAGCAGTCGGTAGATTGTGTTCTCTTGATTTAATATGATTTAGACCAGAAATAGGAAGACCCTCCAAGTCTTCTTCGTGTAAGATTCCATCTAACTGTCTGATTTCGCTGAATGTATGCGGAAAGCGATAAGCGTACCGATGCATTCCTTCTGTTCGTCTAAAAGTGCGGGACATTTTTTAATCCTCAATCACTATACTATTTTATCAGTCTTTATTCTTTTCTGCAAGTTCTTCCATTAGTTCCTTTGCAAGTTTCATAGACCTTCTGTGAATTAACCAACGAACAAAAATATTAGAAGGTGAATGCCGAACCCACCACTTAACCTTTTCGTATTGAACTCTTGCAAGTTGGGTTAGCATATAAAACCCCTTTGCTACTGATTGATCTGTGATAATCAAATAAGCAACGCAAAAGAATATAATAAAGTATATGTAAGATATGCTCATTTTCTCAATGTTTTAAGATATTCTAAAACATTTGCACGAACTGACATGAGTTGATTGTAACAATTTTGATCGTGTGCTTCTTGGCGAAGATGAGAGTCTGGTTTATGCACAGATTCAATAAACAAATCAAGTCCTCGATTCCATTTAAGATCTTCAGTTTCTTCCTCCATATATTTTTCAAAAAAGGAATTTAAATCTTCATTTTCCATCTTGTTTAATTGTAATGGGACAGAAAGGAATAACCTTACGGATTTCTTGGACTATTTCTGTTTTTTGAACTTCAGTTAATCCAACAACTCTTTGAATTCGATAGATGATATTCAAAGCTTGGGAGCAGGTAATAATGGTTGATGCAGTTAGAACAACCATAACTATTCTCTTATTCTATTACTATTTAAGGTAGTTTTAACAAGCAACCCTTAAAACTCATCAATTACAATTACTAACTATCAAATCATTTAATTATTCAAAATTGAATGAATTTTATCAACGATGATACCACACTCATCAGCATAATCTTCTTCTTCTAATATTCCCTCTTGCTCCACTGCATCTAGAATAATATCCCACTCACGAATAGTAAAAAACTCTTTCAACGATTGCATAATCAATCCCAACTCACATTTTGAACAAGGAACCCAGGCATAACGTAAGTCCAGACACCAAGTTCCTGATTACCACCAACTTTATATTCCCACTTATATTCAAATTTGTTGTGACTATCCCACGTCATATATCCTTGTTCTTTATCAAATCGTCCTTTGATAGTCAATCCGTGTTTATTAGAATAAATGTTACGAGTCCTCAATGCACCACCCTTTTCGCGTGTTTCAACCACAACACAGACATCAGGATAAGTTTGAATACCTGCCTCTAGAAGACAAGAAGTTTCATAACGAAATGGACGATAGGTTTTAGTCTCTTGAGCAAAAGCAGGAGAAGAGAACAGAAGTGCAGCAAGAACAATCAGTTTTTTCATCCAACGACCCTCCAACAAACAACAGCGTTTCCTTTTTTCACAGAAGCAATTTGAGCAAAAGCAGCATAAGAAAGATCCAAATCAGCGTGTGAATATGGTCCCCTATCATTTACTCTTACGATAACTTGTTTTCCATTGTCTTGATTAGTTACTCGTATGCGTGTGCCCATAGGTAGATAAGGATGAGCTGCACTCCAAGAATAAGCGTTAAACCGCTCACCGTTCGCAGTAATTTGACCATGAAATCCATCTCCTACTCCATAAAAGGTACTAATACCACAAGTCAATCCAACAATCAATTCAATCATTTAGAAATTCCCCAATGTTCGTTACCAATTTTAGGAACCCAAGTGCAGTACATTCGATTAATAGAAACCAAGAAAAACATCGTATCAGTTTCTTGTTCAACTTCCATTGAATGAAGTGATTGCATGATATTCACAAAGCGATTCTTTGCTTTGGAACTCAGTGGTGTTACACTTACAAATTTCTTCTTGGACTTAGGTGTTTGCATAGAATTCATAATTTTTTTAACCTCCACAAAGGTCATTGTATAGAGTTTTCAGAGTTGTGTCAAGTAGTCTAGGTATTCTTCATAAAGAACTTCTTCCATTTGAAACGCTTGTTGTTCCCATGGTTGATCTTCATAGTTCGTCTCAGAGTGGTCTATGCCCCTCCAGTACCTCTTTCCACGTTTATCCTTTAGAGCACCCTTAACGTGCTGGTAAACATGCCAGAGTTCGTGTAGAAGGGTTCTGGTGTAGTGTTCTGGAGTCATCTGATTGTGCATCTCAATTTCAAATGCACGAGGACGATAATCACAATCAGTTACTCCCACCCAACCAAATACCCCATCACGCATCATTCCACGATGATTAATAACAATTTCGAGATGGTGTCTTGGAAGTTCTTTAGAGATAAACCACTCAACAATTTTGATACAACGTTTCTTGCTATAATTGTAACCATGCGTGTATAATGTAAGCATTAGAATATTGCATTCAAAACTGCTTCACAAATTTTTGTTGTCCAGTGTACAAACCAAATAAAACTACCAACAAAAATCAGTCGGTTTAGATTTGAGTACCTCATCGGTTTCATGTGTCTTCACCTACTATAAACCGTGTTGTGGTGGTTTGGAGAGGTCAGTGGACGGTTTTTAAAGTGTCTTGCGTTACCAAAAATAAATAATCAAAAAATAGAAAATAATCATGAGTGATTTTATTAAAAAGGGTTGGCACTATATTCCAAAAATAATAACAGAAGAAGAAGCAATATCAATTAAATATCAAAATCTTTGTGGAGCAATAAGTGATTTAAGATCATTAGAGGGGTATTGGGACCCAGAAAGAGGTAGAGTTTTAACGTGTTATGCTCCACCTGCATGTGCTTATGTAATGAAAAGAATTCAACCAATTCTTGAAAATATTATAGGAGAAGAATTGATTCCGACATATTGGTTTTCTACAACATATCACAATCGTGGGTGGATGAACTGTCACACGGACAGACCTTCATGTGAAGTCTCTATTACTATGAATGTCTGTGGTGATGCTGCTTGGCCAATTAAACTTAAAGATCTGGAAGGAAATAAACAATCGGTTGTAACTCCCCCTGGTGATGGAGTTGCTTATCTTGGAACTCAAGTAGAGCACTGGAGAAGTCCTTTAAGAACTCATGATAAAGATAGATTTATGCAATTGTTCTTGCATTTTGTAAGAAAAAACGGTCAATATGCAGACTATGCATATGACCGTAATGAAAAATGTTTTGATTTACTCAATTAATTTACATAACTTCAATTCCATATTTTTTTTCTATTTCTTTATCTTGCTCTTCTTTTGTTTTAAATCCTTGAACTCTCATCCAGGTTACAAGAGTGTATCTTTTACCGGAAAGAACCGGTTCTACACAATGCTTAAACCATCTTGAAGAAGGAAAGCAAACAAGAAGACCTGGTTCTGGTTTAATTTTAATTCTTAAGTCTGGAAAAGAAAAATAACCACCTTCAAAGTCATCATTAAGAAAAAGAACTGTAGAAAGATCCCGATCTACACTCTTCTTCCACATCTTTGTACCATCTGGATTTGTCCACATCGCTTCTGCATCATAGTGAGGTTTATAGTGACCTCCTTTTTCATAATAAAGAAGTTGAGGCATTTCACTATCACGTATCTTAAATCCATAAAAAGGATTGATGATGTGATCAATCGTATTCTTCATCAAGTCTTGAATTTGTGGAAGTATTGGTGTTACATCCGCACACTTTACATCTCTTGAAGACTTATCTACCTTATGTGAAGATTCTTTTGTGAGATTAGTTTTATCGGGATCAAAGACTCCCATCTGCTCCATCTCTACACTATTTGCATAATCAATAAGATATTTACAATTCTCTTTAGTAACTACTTTTGGTTGAATTAAAATATTAGATAGCAAATCATTCATATCAATAATGATCTAGTTTAATTTATTTAGTTTGCGTTTGAGACTGCTGCTAAACCCTCTCTTGCTTGGGATAACTTGGGGGTTGGAGTTGATACGGTTTCTGTAGAGAAATCTAGACGATCTATAGTTGAAATGATGACAGGTGGAAAAGTAAAATACCCACCGCCAAAGTAACCATATGAACTACTTGATGCTGCTGCTAAAGCATTTCTTGCTTGAGATAACTTAGATGTTGGTATTGATACGGTTTCTGTAGAGAAATCTATACGGTCTATGGTACAACCTCTGCCAGTAGAAGCAAAACCACCACCAAAGTATCCATAAGAACTACTTGAGGTTGCTGCTAAATTAGATCTTGCTTCAGATAACTTAGGTGTTGGTGTTGTTACGGTTTCGGTAGAGAAATCTAAACGGTCTATGGTACAAACGAGACCAGGTGATCCCGGAACACCACCACCACCAAAGTAACCATAAGAACTACTCGAAACTGTTGCTAAACCATATCTTGCTTGAGATAACTTGGGTGTGGGTACTGATATGGTTTCTGTTAAGAAATCTAGACGATCTACTATAGAACTATTAGTATTGGGAGGAAAAACTCCACCACTAAAGTAACCATAAGAACTACTTGAGGTTGCTGCTAAACCTTGTCTTGCTTGAGATAACTTAGGTGTTGGTACTGATACGGTTTCTGTTAAGAAATCTAGACGGTCTATCGTACAAACTGGACCAGATCCACCACCAAAGTAACCATAAGAACTACTTGAGACTGCTGCTAAATCATTTCTTGCTTGAGATAACTTAGGTGTTGGTACTGATACTGTTTCTGTTGAGAAATCTATACGGTCTATGGTGGTAATAGCAGTAGGAGTAGCACCACCACCCCAATAACCATAAGTAGCAGCACCAACTCTTTGTGCTGCTTGACCTCCTGAGGTCGCTGCTAAACTAAATCTTGCTTGAGATAACTTAGGTTCTGGTGTTGTTACGGTTTCTGTAGAAAAATCTAAACGGTCTATGGTACAAAGAATAGCGGGAGTGATACCACCACCAAAGTAACCATAAGAACTACTTGAGGTTGCTGCTAATCTTTCTACAAACCGAGATGTGGGTGTTGTTAATGATGTTACTGTTTCTGTAGAGAAATCTAAACGTTCTCTGGTGGATCGTGGTGTAGATGTCCCCCCACCACCAAAATAACCATAAGAACTACTTGAAGTTGCTGCTAAACCATATCTTGCTTGAGATAACTGAGGTCCTGGTGTTGTTACGGTTTCTGTAGAAAAATCAAGACGGTCTATGGTACAAAAATAAGTAGTAGGTGAGAAAAGATAACCACCACAAAAATAACCATAAGAACTACTTGAGACTGCTGCTAAACCCTCTCTTGCTTGGGATAACTTAGGGGTTGGAGTTGATACGGTTTCTGTAGAGAAATCGAGACGGTCTATGGTACAAACAATACCCGGAGCATAACCACCACCAAAATAACCATAAGAACTACTTGAGGTTGCTGCTAAATTTCTTCTTGCTTGAGATAACTGAGGTCCTGGAGTTGTTACGGTTTCTGTTGAGAAATCGAGACGGTCTATGGTGCAAGTCGCTGGAAATGTGCCACCACCAAAATATCCATAAGAACTACTTGAGACCGCTGCTAAACTAGATCTTGCTTGAGATAACTTAGGTCCTGGAGTTGTTACGGTTTCTGTAGAGAAATCTAAACGATCTATAGTGCAAACTCTAATAGGAGTAGTATTAAAACCGCCAGCAAAATAACCATAAAGACCACCTTCTGGCCAACTTGCGAAGTTTTTATTGTCTACATTTTTTATTTGCTCTGTTCTAACTTCTCTAAGAGAAAATATACCAGCCATTAGATTCCAAATATAGAATACCTTGGAGATATGTTACGCCAAAACTCCATGTGATTATATTTATTCATAATATAATCACTAAGATACTTTGTATTATCTTTATATACTTTTTGAACTTTGTTTCTCACCTTATGCATATCATGTAAATTATAAACTGAATCGTTCTCCTTAAACTTTGGTTTAATGTTAAGAAAGTCATAAGAGAAATGAGAAATATTTAAAAATTGATGAATTCTATTCAATTCTTTTTGTGGGTTCTGAACTAAATTGTCATACTCTACAAGTAATAAATGTCTTTGATTGCCCTTACGATATGCTTCTGAAAGTGCATTATAGGACATTCCAATAATACCCTGAGGTGACATAAGATAATCGCAACGATTATCATTTGTAATTTCAATGTAATTGCTTATCAAACCTTTATCAACAAATGAAATTGTATTGCTTCTTTCAATCAAAGAAAGAAAAGAAACTAAAATATCTTGAATATCTCTTACTAAACAAATAATTTTTGGTTCTTCCGTAATATAATCTTTAATATGTTGTATTTGATTGACCCACCCTCTTGACTTATCAATAATAATATTTTGTGGAGTATTAAAATAATAATTGGGTGCTATGGAAGATAAAACTTTATTAGCACACTCTGGTTTTGGATGTGCTTTATATTGTTCCGAATTATATAAAAGATACTCTTCAGTATAATGTATTGTGTCTAAGAGGGGAGAATTTGTGGATGCGTGTATTTCTGGGTTTTGATTGAATAATGCTGATAATAAAGTCGAACCTGAACGAGGAAGTCCAGACATAAAATAAAAAGTTTTCATAATATTAGTTTGAATTTGAGGTTGCTGCTAAAAATTCTCTTGCTTGAGATAACTTAGGTCCTGGTGTTGATACGGTTTCTGTAGAGAAATCAAGACGGTCTATGGTGCAAATACTACCAACAAAACCCTCATAACCACCACCAAAGTAACCATAAGAACTACTTGAGACTGCTGCTAAATAACCTCTTGCTTGGGATAACTTAGGTCCTGGTGTTGTTACGGTTTCTGTAGAGAAATCTAAACGGTCTATGGTGCAAACACTACCAGGAAGATAACCACCACCAAAATAACTATAAGAACTACTTGAGACCGCTGCTAAACTAGATCTTGCTTGAGATAACTTAGGTCCTGGTGTTGTTACGGTTTCTGTAGAGAAATCTAAACGGTCTATAGTGCAAACAGGACCTGTACCACCACCAAAATAACTATAAGAACTACTTGAGGTTGCTGCTAACTCTAATCTTGCTTGAGATAACTTAGGGGTTGGAGTTGATACGGTTTCTGTAGAGAAATCTAAACGGTCTATGGTACAAACAATACCCGGAACACTGGGAACAAACCCACCAGCAAAGTAACCATAAGAACTACTTGAGGTTGCTGCTAAATTGCTTCTTGCTTGAGATAACTTAGGACCTGGTGTTGTTCTGGTTTCTGTAGAGAAATCTAAACGGTCTATAGTGCAAAGATAAATGGGAGGAGAATAACCACCACCAAAGTAACCATAAGAATTACTTGAGGTTGCTGATAAACCATTTTTTGCTTGAGATAACTTAGGACTTGGTGTTGTTACGGTTTCTGTAGAGAAATCTAAACGGTCTATAATACATACGAACGAACCAAAATAAGTACCACCACCAAAATAACCATAAGTAGCAGCACCAACTCTTTGTGCTGCTTGACCTCCTGAGATTGCTGCTAAACTAGATCTTGCTTGAGATAACTTAGGTCCTGGAGTTGTTACGGTTTCTGTGGAGAAATCTAGACGATCTATGGTGCAAGTCACTGGAGATGTGCCACCACCAAAATATCCATAAGAATTGCTTGAGGTTGCTGCTAAGTTATCTTTTGCTTGAGATAACTTAGGTCCTGGTGTTGTTACGGTTTCTGTAGAGAAATCTAAACGGTCTATGGTGCAAACACGAACAGTTGGCGTAAGACCTCCGCCAAAATAACCATAAGAATTACTTGAGGTTGCTGATAACTGAAGATTATCTGAAGACAACTTAGGTCCTGGTATTGATACTGTTTGTGTGGAAAAATCAAAACGATTTAAAGTGCTAGATTGAAATCCGTTATTGCCAACAGATCCAAAATAACCATAAGAACTACTTGAAGTTGCTGCATGACCATATGATGGACCACTTACAACGAAAGAATTGGACAATGTTTCCGAAGAAAAATCTAATCTATCTCCTGTTGCATAAATTGTTGGACCACCGGATGCAACAGGTCTTATACCTCCACTAAAATAACCATAGGAACTATTTGATAATGCTGCAGTTGAACTAACTGCTCTGGTTAAATTAAGAGGTGTTGATGTTGTTACGGTTTCTGTGGAGAAATCTAGACGGTTTATAGTGCAAACAGCTGTTGTGGGTGGTGAAAAAGAACCTCCACCAAAATAACCATAAGAATTACTTGAGACTGCGGATAAATTACTTAGTGCTCGATTTAATTTAGGGCTTGGTGTTGTTACGGTTTCTGTAGAGAAATCTAAACGATCTATGATGCAAACCTGAGCAAGACCATTGGGGGTGCCACCACCAAAATAACCATAAAGACCACCTTCAGGCCAACTTGCAAAGTTTTTATTCTCTACATTTCTAACCTGTTGTTCGTAAATACGATTTAAACCGAATACATCCCCTTGCATTTTTTTTACTCTACATTTTGCTTAAGTTTTTCATTAAACAAAGAAAGTTTAGGAATTGGTTGTGATTGCTCACCTTGCTCTATCAATTTTGTTTCTTCGGATTTGTCTGCAAAAATATTTGACAATCCACTGATTTCCTCAATACCTTTTGCTACGTGGTCTTGAAGTGCATTTAGGAAACTAATCGGATCTGTGGGATCACCAAAAGTTCCTTTTGTTCTATTCACATCATCAGGTAATACTGTAGGAGCACTTGCACGTCTCATAGAACGAATATTGCCTGCATTTACGCCAGTTCTTGCAGCAAGTAAATCATCCAGAGATTGGTTTGCAAGACGACGTTCCCAGTATTCTGGTTGGTCTGCATCATATTGTTCTTTGGTGATTAGTTGTCCACCATTCATTTCAATTAATCTTTTAATCAATTTATCAAAAAACTCAAGTTCATCAACTTGAGACTGAAATCCTTGATTTAGACCATGAATAAGACGGTGAAAATTAAACTCATCAATATCATACCAGCAAAGTTCTTCCCCACCTCTTCCATTTTTCCACCAGATTGGTTGTGTCTTATCTTTTCCGTCCCACTTAAAATGAAACTCCCTTGCAATTCTTTTTGCTTCTTGAATACCTTGAAGCAATCCTTCAGCAACACTCTTTCGATTAATAATTGCTGCTTTGAACGCAGAAGGAATAGTAAAGTTATCATGAATTACGAACTTTTCAATTTGGAAATTTGAACGACTTGATGCAAGTTCTTTTTCACTTTTCTCCCACTTCATACACTCATTATAAACTTTAAACATAAACTCATTACCACTATCTAAAACATCATCTGCTTTAGCAAGTGCAATATCCTTATAAGTTTCAGACATAATACTCCGTAGAATTAAGAGAACTTCAGTTCATTTGTTTTATTTATGTTAAAAATCAAATTCTCATAAAGTGATAGTCCCCATCAGCACCACTTGGATTTTGAACAAAATGAGAAATGAGAGTGTATCCTTTTTGTTCGAGATATGAAATCACATCTTGATTAAGTGGGGCATCTTTCATATATTGTTTGCTTTGAAGTTCCAGGATAAGATGATTACAATATTCAAGAGTCTTTTCTGCACCTTTTAATACATCAAGTTCACATCCCTGAATGTCCATTTTGATCAAATCAGGAAGTTTCCAATTTCTTTTTTCAATCAAATTATCAAGTGTTTGAGTAATAACTTTTCTTTCCTGATAATAAGGACTATTTTTAAACTCTAAGTTATGTGGAAAATCCTTATAGTTCATTTCATAATAAGAACAACTGCCAATATTTTTTAAATTTTCATAAAAAGTAACCTCTTTTTGTTCGTCACTTAGTACTTCAATTGCATATCTTAATTGATTTTTTTGATATAAAGTTTCATATCCAGAAAATCCATCAATACAATAAAACTCAGTATTATTCCATATACACGATGCAAACTTTGCCCAATGAAGAACTGCAGAACCAATATCATAAATTACTTTTGGTTCAAAGTTGTGCTTATACTTTAAGCGATAAAGATAATCAATGTGTTTTGACGGAACCATATTTATATTTGAAGACCATTCATAATAATCTTCTAGAGTTTGAATATTTTTTCCATCAAAAATATCAACATTATTTGTAATATTATTGATTAAATTTTTCCATAATTTTGATACCTTTTCCCAATTATAAGATTCAACAGCAAACTTTGAAATTGCTGAAGATGCTTGGTCGTATTCATCTTTTGCAACATCAAAGAAATGTAGGGCTCTTATTACTTCCTCTGCAAAGTTTTGATGGAATGTATCATCAGTAATCCATCCCCTTAGAGTGTTCTGTCCCGACATTGGAATATATTTGCCCATTCCATTTGATGTTTCTGGAAGTGCTCCCATATCAGTCGTAATCGGGAAACATCCGCAGGACATTGCCTCTGCTAATGAGACACAAAAGGTCTCCTCCCATATATTAGGATGAATATAAAACGCAGCATCCTGAATATGAGGTAATAATTCTTCACGATCAATACAAGGTGAATATTCTACGCCTGGAAGTGATTGAAGTTCCTTGTAGATGGGAATAAATGGAGAAGGTTCTAGTCCCTTATCGGTTGTAATTGTCTCATTGTCACCTTCTCCTGGTTGAATATCTCCATAAAGAGACATAGAAGAAAAGACCTTGAGTTTTGCATCTGGATGGTGCTTAATGACTTCTTTCCAGATTGGAACTAATGGTGAAATTCCCTTATGTGGTGCGGAGAAAAATATACAAGTTTTTGATTTTGATTTTACTGATGGGCGGAACGTGTCATCCACGCCATTCGGAATAACTACAAGTTTCTCTGCAGGAGCCCTATTGTATTTGATATATTGCTCTCTTTCCCAGTTAGATACGCAAACAATTTTATCAATTTTGTCTATGTGTTGAGGAAGTGTTGCGTGTCCTGCTTGGTCACAGTTATCGTGTGCCCAAATAATCTTATATTGCTTATTTGATTGTATAATTTCGTAAGTTGTTCTCTTTACGTCAACATTTTCTGGGAATTTATAATGTTGAGCAAGATAATAAAAACAACTCTCAGTTGCTCCAGATTTCATATGATAATCATATAGTTGTTTTATTTATTTTGAGTTTGAGACTGCTGCTAAACCTCTTCTTGCTTGAGATAACTTGGGTCCTGGTGTTGATACGGTTTCTGTTGAGAAATCTAAACGGTCTATGGTGCAAACCATAGAACTTAAATCAACTATAAAACCACCAGCAAAATAACCATAAGAATTACTTGAAGTTGCTGCTAAATAACCTCTTGCTTGAGATAACTTAGGTCCTGGTGTTGATACGGTTTCTGTTGAGAAATCTAAACGGTCTATTGTAGAGTAGTTAGGGGGGGAATTGTTACCACCAGCAAAATACCCATAAGAATTATTTGACGTTGCAGATAAAGAATTTGTTAATTGAGATAAATTACTGCTCAATACTGATTTTGTTTCTGTTGAGAAATTAAATTTTTGTATTGTGCTTAGAGCAGCAAAACTATTATTTTCTCCCCCACCAAAATATCCATATAGTTTACTTGCAGTTGCTGCAAAATTTGATGTACTTTCCAATTTGGAACTTGGTATTGTTATGGTTTCTGTAGAGAAATCAAGACGGTCTATGGTACAAAAATAAGTAGGAGGTGAGAAAATTTTACCACCACCAAAGTAACCATAATAACTACTTGAGACTGCTGCTAAACTATATCTTGCTCTAGATAACTGAGGTCCTGGTGTTGTTACGGTTTCTGTAGAGAAATCAAGACGGACTATTGTGCAAACTTGAGTAGAAGCATAACCCCCACCAAAATAACCATAATAACTACTTGAAGTTGCTGCTAAATCACCTTTTGCTTGAGATAACTGAGGTCCTGGTGTTGTTACGGTTTCTGTTGAGAAATCTAAACGGTCTATGGTACAGATATAATTAAAAAATACATAACCCCCACCAAAATAACCATAAGTAGGATTTCCACCAACTCTTTGTGCTGCTTGACCTCCTGAGATTGCTGCATAATTTCGGTTTGCTTGAGATAACTTAGGTCCTGGAGTCGTTACGGTTTCTGTGGAGAAATCTAAACGGTCTATGATGCAAACATAACCAGGAGGAGTAAAACCAAGACTGAGACCAGAACCAAAATAACCATAAGAATTACTTGAGGCTGCTGCTAAACCCTCTCTTGATCCAGATAACTTGGGGGTTGGAGTTGTTACGGTTTCTGTTAAGAAATCTAGACGGTCTATTCTACTTGTCCAAAAACTAATGTTACCACCACCAAAATAACCATAAGAACTACTTGAGGTTGCTGCATGACTGCTAAAATATATACGTAACTGAGGAGTTGGAGTTGTTACGGTTTCTGTAGAGAAATCTAAACGGTCTATAGTGCAAACATAAAAAGGAGTTGGAAATGTGCCACCACCAAAATAACCATAAGAACTACTTGAGACCGCTGCTAAAGCAGATCTTGCTTGAGATAACTTAGGTCCTGGAGTTGTTACGGTTTCTGTAGAGAAATCTAAACGATCTATAGTGCAAACTCTAATAGGAGTAGGATTAAAACCGCCAGCAAAATAACCATAAGAACTACTTGAGACCGCTGCTAAAACTCTTCTTGCTTGAGATAACTGAGGTCCTGGAGTTGTTACAGTTTCTGTTGAGAAATCTAAACGGTCTATGGTGCAAACATTACCAGGAACACTGGGGGAAAAACCACCACTAAAGTAACCATAAGAACTACTTGAGACTGCTGTTAAAGACCATCTTGCTTGAGATAACTTAGGGGTTGGAGTTGTTACGGTTTCTGTAGAGAAATCTAAACGGTCTATAGTGCAAACATAAACATTAAGATAAACCTCACCACCACCATAATATCCATAAAGACCACCTTCTGGCCAACTTGCGAAGTTTTTATTGTCTACATTTAGTAATTGTCTTTTATAAACTTTTTTAAGACCAAAAACTCCGATTGCCATTTACCTACTCTTCTGAATAAACGTGAGAACCAACATGGGATAATCGTATAGAAGTATTTAACCAAGCAGTATACCCAACACTTTTTGCTCGTTCAAAAAATGAAAAGTCTTCTGGCAAATAACTCATATTTTTTTTAAGTTCAAGAAAGTAATGGTATGAATTGTGATATTCTTTCTCTGTTGGTGGATATGAACTATTATTTGTTGCTGGAAAATATTTTAGTTCTTCACCATATTTATGTTGAATGTTCTCAAAAACTTTACGGTGAATCAATGCAAACCCAAATCCAATATTTTCAATCTTCAGCAATTCTCCTTCAGAAACTTCTGGGTTTGAGATATTGTAGTTGTACCTCAAAGGTATTCCTTTCATTGGATATGCACCACAAACAATATCTTTGTTTGATATTAACAATTTAAAAACATCTTCTGGAGTAAACCCAACATCAGCGTCAATAAACAAAATTCTTTCGTATTCTGTATTGTTTATGAAAAAATTTGAGATTCTTGAACGTGCTTTTGTTACTAGACTTTCATTTGCCATCGTCAAAAGACCATGATCGACTCCAGCAGTTCTTAATTCTTTTCCAAGATTAAAAAGACCTTTAGCAGTCTTATCACTTACCATTCCGCCATAACAAGGCATTGCAATTAAAACTGACATTATACTAATAGCTCCACATTAAATGAGATTGAAATACGCTCTTCATTACTTTGATTTGCATCTACAAAATGAGGTAACCAAGAAGGAAATAAAATTAATTGACCAACTTCAGGTTGGTGTGTATAATGATTGTTATTTACTAAGCAATTATTTTGAAAATCCATTAGTTTTGCTGGTCTCGGATCTTCAAAAGTAATTAATGAAGAATTTTTTGGAAGAGAAACATAATATACAGCACTTATCCAACCAGTCGGATGAACATGAGTAAAATTATAACCACCTTTGGGATTGATATTTCCCCACATAGATCTAATTACAAATTCTGGGCGATTTGAAGAAATATCTGAAATAATTGACTGAACAATATGAGAGGATTTTTCTAGAAGTGGTTTAAATACTTCGTTTTGCCAAAGAGTATTTTCGCTTTGCCACCCATTTCTGTTACTATGAACAACCCCTTTATGAGATAATGAAAGATTTAAAAGTTCTTTTTTATAACTTTCATTTTCTTTTTGATTGTAAACATCGACAAAATAAAAATCGGTAGGAAATAAATTCCTATGCTTAATACTAAACATATTTTATTCAAATAAGATTATTATATCACGCTATATATTTTCCTGCAACTGTAACACCAACTGTTCCAAATGAACTTGAAGTTATTACAATTGAATCATTCTTTGCAAGATATTTTGGTTTCTCGCAAATTTCAATTGTGGAATTTTTGGGAACAGTTAGATTATATAGAAGATAACCTTGACGAATACCAGTCGTTGCTATTTGACCTACAGTTCCTCCTCTAAAAATTGAAACTGACACATCAACATCAATACTATCACTATAATTTGCTAGATGTATTGATTGAATGACTGAAGGGTTTGTGGTTGAAACAAAAACTTCTTGTTCTGTTGGAGTTGTGGTTCCTGTGCCGACTGCAGTAATTGTTGTGCCAATTCCAACAAAATTAGTGTCGGTTTTTCTAGAATATACTATAAAAGCCTCAAGACCACCATCAACCCCAGTTGCATTTGTTCCGACTCCACTTAATGCTTGTAATCTTATAATATCTGAAGGATTAGCAACAGTTGGCTGTTCTAAAAGTTCTAATGCACCTTGATATGGGACAATAACTTTATTTGCAATCGGAACAGAATTCCAAGTATTTGCTGATATATTATAATCATGTCTCCCACTAACATATAATTCATTTCCAGATTTATTGCAAATATGAATAGATTCTACAACATATTCTACTCCTGATGTGGAAGGAAAACTGTATGCAATTCCAGGTCCAAGAAAAATATTAAGATTTCTAATAAGTTGAGAATTGGCAGTCGAAATTCCCGGTGTTCCAATACCAGTTGCAATACCTGAGGTAATTGAAACATATATTGATGTTGAAATTCCGGTATCAAACTTTCCAGAACCTCCGCCTCCAGTCCCTGTCAGTTGAGAACCATCACCATAAAAAGAGGTTGCGGAAACAACACCAACGACATGGAGTTTTGCTTTTGGAGATGTTGTTCCTATTCCAACTGAATATGCACTACCTACAAGAATATTGGAAGATACTTGACCTCCAATAGAAATGTCTGTACTAATTGCAACAGTTGTTGCATTTAAATTTAAAACATTGGGGCTTGTAATGGTTGGAGTTCCAGAAGCACCGATTAAATTTAATTGCTTTACGCCAAAACTCTTATCAGCCATGAGAATTTTTTAAATATTTAGGTTTGTGAAAATGATATACCAGAAATGTTTACACCACTCATCAATGGGGCAGTGTCATTTGCATATGGATTATATAAAATTCTTTTTTCAGCACCTCTCATATTATATTGACCAGTCCAGTAGGTAGTTGTTGTATCATCAATATATTGGTCTTGGTATAATCCAGTAGAAACTCCAACAGATCCACGCATTTTCAACCAATCTTTAACTTGTACTGATGTTGCCTTTGGATTTGTTTGGAGATATACTGCAACTAATCCTGCAACTACTGGTGCAGCAGCAGAAGTTCCGTTGAAATAACAATCATAAAATCTTGTGTCATCATATCTTTGATAATCTTCATAACCACTTACTGAATTCGTTCCTGGTGCTAATGTTTCATCTGCTGGCGCCCAAACATCAATTCCAGGACCATTATTTGAATAAAATGCTTTTCTCTCAGAATAATCGGAATTTACAGTATCATCCATTGCACCCACGCAAATAACTGGATGAAAATCATTCGTGGAATCGAATCCAATTCCATGTGGATTCATCCAATCACGATGATTGCATGGGCAATTTATTCCACCAAACCTAGGATCTCCAACTGAAAATAATGTATCTGACATATAGTTAAATCTATCCGGATCATTAACACCTATTCCTAGTCTTTGATTGTAGTTTCCTGCTGCAGCAACATAAATAACTCCTTCTGCCATCATTTCATCAGCAGCAGTATTTGTAGAACTTGAACGAGAAGAAGTTGACCAAGTTCTATGTGCACCCAAAACCTGATTAACTAATCCCGCTTTCATTGCAGTAACTTGGTTCGTGACTGCAGCATTTCCAATAAAAGTATCAACACTCCCTCTAAATTGATATTGTACAGTACTGCTACTATAAAATCCAGCTTGATATGTCCAACTACCATTTACAACAGTTGGATTTTTAACTCCTGTCTGTGGATTAACTGGTTTATATTTGTGAAAAAGTTTCATTAGGTTATAATTTGCTTCAATCTCCATACCGACATTATCTGATATACCAGGCATATTCCAAATGTTTGCCTCAAAAGCCAATCCCATGTTTTTACCTGCAGCAAGACCTGCACAAGCAGTTCCGTGACCACTTGATAGTCCATTTGTTGTCCCACCAATACCCATAGCATTATTTTGGGTGTACGAACCTGGAATTGTTATAGTTCCTATGGATGCAAATTGTGCTGACCTTTTTGTGCCGTCTCCCCACCATTCTGATGCAGCAGTTGTTGCAATTCCCACTCTACCATCTGCTTTTGTATACTTAACTCCAGGTATTACATTATCAAAATAACTAGGGTCAATGTGATATGGTCCATCCAAAACAATGTCCCTAACTCTAGATTGTCCATTGTTTTGCAAAAATTCTGGGTGATACTGAAGAACTCCAGAATCATGAATTACAATATCAACATTTTTTCCAGTAAGACTATAACTCACATCATCATTTTTTACTGCTAGTTCACCGGTTACACCACTCCAAAAATCGCCATTTGTTTTTATTCCTACTCTTTTAATTGCCCAATTAGTTCTACGATCCTCACTTTGAGTTGGATTTGTTGTAGGTGGTCCATTAGTATCTAAATCTCTATAAATTTTTACGCTGCTTTTAAATCTTTTTGTTGCTGGTTGTGGTTTAGGATATGCTTCGGGGTGATCTGTTGGAGATAATTCAATCCACTCTATCATTTCATGATTTTTTAATGCCTCTGCTTCATGTTCATCAAGTTCAAAAGTCCCTCTAGTTGGACTATGCAATTTTTCGTCACAACAAATCACCTCTCTATCGGGCACATGCTCACATGAAGAAATCCCACAAAGAGTTTCGTGTATTTCTTGCCAATATTCTGGTTTAGTTACACAAATAGTATATTTTGACATATTACAGCATTGTTTGTCTAGTATATCTATAAGTTGTTAATCCACTTATTCCCACTTCAGGAGTTGCTGTTAATTTACAAACTCCCCCAGAAATAGTTGCTCCAACCGAAACTATCAGGTTTGGTTCTGACATAACCGCATATTCCTGAGAGTATGCGGTTGTTCCATTTTGCATCACAAGAACTTTTTGTGCTTGAATATTACTTCCATTTGTGAAATGAAGAGTATATTCTGCAGTTTCGAAATCTGTTGTGGCAATCGTAAATGTGTCAATATCAGTTGCAATTCCAACAGAGGCACTGAAAGTTCCAAATCCAGTAGAAACACCGTATCTTTCCACTTGTAATGTTGTTACTGGATTTGTGGTTCCAATACCAACATTGCTTAATCTGTATATACTACCAGATAAATTGGAGGGATCTGCATAGATCCAATTACCTCCACCAATACTAATATCAACTTTTCCAGTTACACTATTGTAACTAAAAGTATTTCCTAGACCTATGAAATTAAGTGAGGTTATAACTCCAACAGCAATATTCAGACCACCAGATTGAATACCAATACCACGAATTCCATTAGTTGCTGTAAGAATACCAGTAGAGTTTATATTTCCAACAGTTAAGTTTGTTAATGTACCAACAGAAGTTAAACTAGAATTAACTACTCCAGAACCTAATGTAGTTGATGTAAGAACTGAAGTTCCATTAATCTTATAATCATTACCTGTTGTGGCATTATAACCATTAGAAGTAGTTACACCAGAAATAACAGCACCAGAAGAAGTAACAATACCACTAAAATTCCCTCTTGTTGCTGTAAGAATACCAGTAGAGTTTATATTTCCAACAGTTAAGTTTGTTAATGTACCAACAGAGGTCAGTGATGAATTAACTACTCCAGAACCTAATGTAGTTGATGTAAGAACTGAAGTTCCATTAATCTTATAATCATTACCTGTTGTAGCATTATAACCATTAGAAGTTACAATACCAGTAGAGTTTATATTTCCAACAGTTAAGTTTGTTAATGTACCAACAGAAGTTAAACTAGAATTAACTACTCCAGAACCTAATGTAGTTGATGTAAGAACTGAAGTGTTGTTTATTTTATAATCATTACCTGTTGTAACATTATAACCATTAGAAGTAGTTACACCAGAAATAACAGCACCAGAAGAAGTAACAATACCACTAAAATTCCCTCTTGTTGCTGTAAGAATACCAGTAGAGTTTATATTTCCAACAGTTAAGTTTGTTAATGTACCAACAGAGGTCAGTGATGAATTAACTACTCCAGAACCTAATGTAGTTGATGTAAGAACTGAAGTTCCATTAATCTTATAATCATTACCTGTTGTAGCATTATAACCATTAGAAGTTACAATACCAGTAGAGTTTATATTTCCAACAGTTAAGTTTGTTAATGTACCAACAGAAGTTAAACTAGAATTAACTACTCCAGAACCTAATGTAGTTGATGTAAGAACTGAAGTGTTGTTTATTTTATAATCATTACCTGTTGTAACATTATAACCATTAGAAGTAGTTACGCCAACAACTAAAATATTGCCAACAACATGAAGTTTTGATGTTGGGTTTGTTGTTCCTATGCCAATATTTCTAGAAAATCCGTCAATTCTAAATGCTTCTGATCCAAATGTTCCAAAAATTAATGGCGTTTGACCATTTGTATAAATGACCGAATTATCGGTATTTTGAAATACTAATGCTCCAAGATTTGTAGATGAAATACCAACAAATCCAGTAGAGTCAGTATAATTTGTTCCATATTTTCTTAATAAAAGACCTCTATAAGTGGGTCCAGAACTATAATCAAAATCTACTACACCAATCTCACCTAAATTTGTACTTGCACTAAGTCTAGACCAGATTGACCCACCATTCGGTACAATAACATCTAATTTTGCTTGTGGATTTGTAGTTCCTATGCCAACAGAACCAGAAACATAAGCACCACCAGTGACTTGAAGTGGTTGCGATGCTGTTCCTGTTGATGTTCCACTACCTATTAATAGAGGTCCATTTTGTAAAGATAACGTTACTGTGCCTGGATTATAAGTTAGGTTTGTGTTTGCTCTAATGGATCCTATACCGGAGGTTCCTTCAAAGAAAGTTAAATATCTAGTCGCATTTTGTGTGTCTGATATAACTGAAATAGTAGAAGCACCACCAGCTAGTGATCCTGTAATAGAGTTTACATAGAAATTGCCCCATCGTTTAGTCGGAGATCCAATATTATAAAGATTATCTGTAGATGGTATAATATCGTTACCGAAGGTAGAAAAACCAGTTACTAATGCATCACCAACAACATGAAGTTTTGATGTTGGTCTAGTGGTTCCAATACCAACATCTCCATTATCAGTTACTACAAATACTTTGCCATCAGTAGATATTCCTAAAGTATTTGCTGTTCCAACT